CCACTCTGAGGAATAAAACCTAATAGCGCTTGATTTTTTTTAAATCTGCGTTATAAATTTGACACAATAAGCCAAGATTAATGGAATATTTTTTTAATTGATACATGCTATATTTATACTTGTGCGCAACTTATACAGGGGAAAATTTATGTCAAAAGAAACGATCAGAGTAATTATAAAAAAAGAGGACTCGCATTGGGTGGCCCAGTGTCTGGAGTACGATATTGCAGCTCAGGCGAAAGACCTGAACGATATTGATTACGCTTTCCAGCGGTCGTTTGTCGGACATATCGTGGCTTGCAATGAGCGCGGCCTTGATTGGAAAAAAATCGACAAAGCACCCACCGTTTTCTGGGAAATTTTCCATAACGCCAGAGAGATTCCACATAAAACTGTGACATTTACCGAAGGGACTGATGAAAAATATCCTGTAATGCCAGAAATGCGAGTTGCTTAGTGGCTTATCCATTTAAAAAACATCCAAACCGCCAAGAATTCATCCAAATATCAGAAAAACATGGGTGGAATTTATCTAAAACAAAATCATCTGTTAATGGCCCAAGAGGCCCGGTTGTTTTTGAAGTACTTGAAAAAAAGGATCAATCAGGAAAAATAATTGCGGTTGTTGCTCTACCAGAGTTGTCTGATGATGAGTGCTTGGTTCCTTCCGTTGTAGAGAACCTTTGTCGAAGACTAAGTATACCGGTCAAAGAATTTTATGGAGAGCAAGATAACGTTGTTGAGCTGTCCGCGTTCACTGCTCAAATGCCAAGTAAAGACTGCTAATTCGGCGAGGAAGGGCCGATTCGAACGACCGCGCGCATGTGGGGTCAAGCCTCCACAGCAGCTCTACCACTGAGCTTACTTCCCCAAATCAAACATCAATTGCGCCGTTTAAAACCGGGTACTCTTCATTTTTAATTTTGGTATAAGCCAGGCCAAATAAATCATCATCATATTCAGCAGATGAAATATTAAAATTTCCCACCAAAACAACAGGTTTTATGGGAGAGCCATTTTTGTGAGCTGCATCCACGAATAATGACAGCACTACATATAATTTTCCTTGGAGCTTATCCACATTCAATTTGGTTATTTTAAGGTAATTTCCAAACACACCGCTGTCAGGGGCTGTTTCCATTGATTTTTCAAAAGCCATGCTAATCTCCTATTTTCTCAACTTCTGTTTTAAAACGATAATTTCCTGATCCAGTGATGGCGGCCAGGGCGGTACTAATGTTGATTGTCGTTCCAGCAGCCACATCAAACGTTCCGACATATTGCTCTTCATTCCCTACTGCGGTCATAGAAAGAGCCGGAAAAAGCACCTTAGTTTTCGCAGTGCCGTTATTCCAAGCTAAAGTGGCCGACATGGTAGTGGCCCCACCCCAAGCTCCTGTCACCACGCAGGTCAAACTGATTCTGTACTGACCGGCAGTTGCAGCTGAAACCACATAGTTATTGTTTAAATTTCCGGTAGAGCCTGTGGTCTTGTATTCGTACTTGATGAAAGGCATTCCAATGCCTGCAGTAGGGACCTGATTGTAGGTAGAAATCTTGTTCCATAAAACTATCCCCCCAGAGAGACATTGAAAACTATTTCCCCCGAGTTCATCCCCCCAGAGCCTCTGGATGATATCGCAAAATGCCACACCGTTTGAGTCGCTCATGTACTCAGTTCCAGCAAGAAGACTCATCCACGGAAACCCATTGGTGTAATTGATCTGGGCACCTTCAACATCCCAAGCTATTTGACCTGACTGATATAAGAATTTTAAGGTGCTAGAAAAGTCAATTACAACATAAGAAGAACCATCCTTTATGGTCGGGCCTACTATTTGGGCAAGATCAGCAATTAATTCAGAGAGTCTAATTTCTCCTACAGAATTAGAATGCAATAAAATATCAGAATCGCTTAGAAGCTGAACCCAGTTTCTTGCAATGGTATTTTTAAAGAAAACCTCGTTAGCAATCCCATAAAGTGTTCCGTATTTTGAAAACTGTAATGTTTCTGTCCCTGCAACATTAGCCCAATTAAAATTGGCATTTTGATTTAAATTTGCACTCGCATCCGTATATAAAACCCCACCCGCGAGCGGGCCGCCAGTAATTGGTGATGAAATCACACCCGTTGATGGATTGTAAGAAACTGGTGCAGTAGCCGAAAAATAGGTTCTAATGTTGTCGCGATTATCGAGAGTTAAAAAACCAAGAATGTCTGGAGAGGTAGAATCAAAGTCCTCAAGTAGCTGCCTTACCTGATAAACGATTGCAACAGGGTAGGATGATGGAGTACCAGATAATACGTAAGCACCACTTGAATTGAAAGTTGTAGCAACCACAGCACCACCCGCGGTGAATGCCTGCGAACCATTCGGGTAGCCTGACGTAACCGCATAGATGAGCGCGTCGGTAAGCCCTCCAAAGCTGTCGAGGACAACTTCCGCATTTGTCGGTAATGTAACTGTGCCGCTTGTTCCCGAGCTGATGAGAGCAAATCTAAGGGTTCTGACATATTTTTCACCTATCCCGATGTTAATGACGCCCGTGACACGCGGGAACGTGACCACAGCCATTTAAATACCCATATGCACTGAAACCAGCGCACCCGTTCCGCTAAGCGCCGAGAGCCTAGCCCTGATCCAAAGCCATGAGGCGTTGATCTCAAATCCATCTGTGACCTGAGTGGTGCCCAAGGTTAGCGTGATGATCCCGGCTGTGATCCAGTCACCTTGATTGTTTGAGACTTCGATGTAAATGGTAGCCGAGCCAGCCCCGGCTGTGGTCTTACCAACGGCCTGAATGGTTTTTTTAACCGGGCGCGTGCGGGTCTGATCTCCGATAACAGGCGCAACGGCTTCTTTTATAAGGTAGATATTCTGGTCCACCAGAATAGGTTAGGCGGTCAAAAACTTTAAGATATTTAAAGAATAACTTTAATTATTTATATGGTTTTTACTTGGAATCAGTCTTTTCGATGGCGATGAGTATCAGCTCTCTTAATTTTCGACAAAACCCACGACGACTTGTTTTCTGCAATTTGTCGTACCGAATTTTGTAGCTCTCAGGAACCCAAAGAGTCAGCGGACTGTTTTTTTTGTCGCTCGATTTTTCGCTTTCTGATCCAAATTCATTCAAGACATCGTCTAGTGATTTCGTGTTCATTCTGAAAGCATAATATATAATTTAATTAAAAAAAAACTAAAGAATATCTTTAACTTTATTAAAGAATTTAAGGCCATAGACTCATACCCATGATCTGGGATTTTACCGATGCCGTTTTTGAAGTTTCTCTGGTGATCGCCTCATTCCTTGAGGTTTTCTATGAGTAGTCAAAAGAAACTAGAGCCTAAACAGAAGCAGTTTTGCGAGGAGTACCTCATTGATCTGAACGCTACCCAGGCAGCCATCAGGGCAGGTTACTCAGAAAAGACCGCTAAGCAAATCGGGTCCAAGTTGTTGACTAAAGTTGACATTCAAAAAAAGATTCAGGAACTTCAAAAAGAAAGATCAATGCGCGTCGAAATCAGCGCGGACAAGGTTCTGAGTGAAATCGGAAAGCTTTCTTTCTCAGACATCAGAAAACTATTTGATGAAAATGGACAACTTTTACCAATTCACCAGCTTTCGGATGACATTGCCGCGGCTGTTTCATCGGTCGAGGTCGTTACTTCTGCCATTCCAGGAACCAAGCCCGTAGAGGTCGAATACGTTTCAAAGATCAAGCTTTGGGATAAGAAGGGATCGCTCGAGCTGGCCGGAAAGCACCTGAAGCTATTCACCGACAAGACTGAGGTCACGGGCCCAGGTGGGGGGCCGGTGCAGATCGACGTTGCGGACATGACCGCCGAGCAGATCGACTCCAGGATCAATGAGCTTTTATCAAAAAAACGAATCCCAGAGGCTGACGGATGAGCGAAGCAGATCAATACGATCAGCATAAGAAAACAACCGTTAAACCGTCGAACTACCATTGCCCGGAGAAGGCGAAATTCATTCGAGAATTGATGAAAAAACTCAATGAGTCAGAAAAAGAAAATTCAGAGAAGAAAAGACCGAAAAAATGACTAAGGCCGAAAATCTGGAACTTCTCGCACTATTGGAAGAGCAGGACAGGCGCTTGGCCGCTGAATCGATCGACTGCTCTAAAATGACCCGCGAACATGCAAACGAAGTCTACCGCGAGGTGATGGCAACCAACAACAGGCATGCTCAAAGACACCTTTGCAAGACCGATCTATTCTTCCTCCTTACCACCATTTGCAAAAGAAAAGATGTTGACCATGAATGGCTCTATGCACGTTGTCGAGAGGTTCAAGCCAGCTCGGATGGGCACCTAGACCTTTGGGCAAGGGATCACTACAAATCCACGATCATAACTTTTGCAAAAACAATTCAAGATATTTTGATAAATCCTGAATGCACCATAGGAATTTTCAGCCATACTAGGCCGATTGCAAAAGCATTTCTTGCTCAAATCAGGCAGGAATTACAAGGGAATGACATTCTCAAGAACCTATTTCCTGAAATTCTTTATAAAAAACCAGAGTCAGAGTCCGATAAGTGGTCACTGGATGATGGCATAAAAGTAAAAAGGAAAACCAATCCGAAAGAATCCACCATTGAAGCCTGGGGGCTAGTGGATGGCCAACCAACATCTAAGCACTTTTCGCACCAAATATATGACGACGTCGTAACGAGAGAGTCAGTGACAACACCAGACCAAATTGCAAAGACTACCGCAGCCCTTGAAATGTCATTCAACCTTGGAAGCGGAGAAAGAACAAAGCGCAGATTTATTGGTACTAGATACCATTTAAACGACACCTACAGAGCTATGATGGATCGAGGTACTGCAATACCTAGAATCAAGCCAGCGACAGACAATGGCAAATCCCCGCCGGAAGGAAAGCCAGTTTTTCTTTCAGAGGCCCTTTTAATGGAAAAAAGAAGGGATCAGGGGCCATACACTTTTGGAACTCAGCAATTGCAAAATCCAGTGGCTGATAAAGCGATGAGCTTCAAATTAGAGTGGCTTAGGTATTACAAAACTCTTGGGGACACATCAAAATGGAACATTTATTTAATCGTTGACCCTGCCAGCAAGAAAAAGGCCACTTCTGACTATACGGTAATGAAGGTAGTTGGACTTGCTCCTGATAATAATTACTACCTAATCTATGCCATTCGTGACCGGTTAAACCTTACCCAAAGATCAGCAAAACTTTTTGAACTTCATAGAATATATAATCCTAAAAAAGTAGGTTATGAATCATATGGCTTGCAGGCAGACATTGAGCATCACAAATACATGATGGAGCAGTTGAATTATAGGTTTGAAATTGTAGAGCTCGGCGGGTCAATTCCAAAGGAAGACAGAATCAAGAAGTTGATTCCAGTTTACGAGCAAAACAGAATGTACCATCCGGAAAGCCAGTATTTTGTTGATTATGAAGGGACTACTCGCGACTATACCCAGCTTTTTATTACCGAAGAATATGCAGCATTCCCGGTAACGGTTCACGACGACATGCTGGATTGTGAGGCGCGCATCCTTGATCCTGTACTCGGCGCTGAGTTTCCGAAGATTGCCACACCTAAACCAGTTAAGCCTTATAACTACGGCGGCGGGTCAAATGGGTGGATGGGTTAGCGCGAAATTTTATCGTTTGTAATCATGCCATCTTTTACAATTTTCCAAAATTCATCACTCTTGGTCTTCAGCGCAGCAAGACAGATTGCGTGAGGGGCGGATTTTCCAAATGCTCTAACACCAAAAAAGCTTGCAATCCATTCTTCGTCTTCAATCAATTCCAAATTATATTCTATTTTCTCCACCACCTCCCAAGCCGCCGCGATGTCGGTGGAATATGGCTGAAGCACTGAGCAGCCATCGTGGTCTAAATATTTTTTCCGATTTGGATGGTTTCTCGGCGGGTGCAGCCAACCACCTGGGTACTCTGGTGCCCATCCCATCACTTTTTCAGCCACCAAAGCATCCAATTCTCGTCCAGGTTTCATTTCTTCCATGGGGTACACCCTACCATATTTATAAAAACATTATAAAAAACTTTATATAATTCTTTAGTTTTTCTTTAACTATCTTAAAGTTTTTCACTCGTCACTCTTGAATATGTGGCGACCAATTCCAACAAATCAGACGAAGTTTCAACTCAAGAAACAGGTGACGATAAAATCCTGAAAGAAGCCCATGCGCGTTTCACTCTGGCTGAAGAAGCCGAGTCAGAAATTCGCAGAGCTTCGCTTGATGATCTTGAATTCAGCGCTGGCAAGCAATGGCCTGAAAATATTAAATACGAACGTGAGCGAGATGGTCGCCCGTGTCTGGTAATCAATAAAATCCCACAATTCATCCAGCAAATCACCAATGACCAAAGGCAAAACCGCCCAGCCATCAAAGTTTATCCGGTTGACGACCAGGCCGACATCGACACGGCAAAGATCATTCAAGGCTTGGTCAGGCACATCGAGTACAATTCAAACGCCGAAGCTGCCTATGACACTGCTTTTGAATCTGCTGTCCGCGGCGGGTTCGGTTATTTCAGGATCATTACTCAGTACGTCGATCCAAAAAGTTTTGATCAAGAAATTTTAATCAAACGAATCAGAAACCCTTTTTCTGTTTTCTTCGACCCATACGCGCATGAGCCAGACGGGTCTGACGCTAATTTTGCGTTCGTGACCGAAGACCTGTCGCATGAAGCCTACAAAGCACTCTACCCAAATTCAAAGCTAATGAGCCAAGGGGAATGGGAAGCGACCGGCAACAACTCCCCTGCCTGGATGCCTGGCGGTTCGGCCAGGGTTGCTGAGTATTTTTATAAAGAAAACAAAGAAGAAGTGATAGTTCTTTTGAACAACGGTCAAACCATCCTTAAAAGCCAGTTACCAGAAGTCATGCCTGAAGGCATTGAAGTCTTGAAAGAGCGTACTACGCAAATACCAAAAATTTGCTGGGTAAAACTAAACGCCTGCGAAATTTTAGAAAAAACAGAATGGCTAGGAATCTACATTCCCATCGTACCAGTCTACGGCTCGGAGCTTGACATCAATGGGGTCAGGTCGCTTGAAGGCATCGTCAGAAACTCCAAAGACCCGGCCCGCATGTACAATTATTGGACTTCCGCCGAGACCGAAGCCATTGCGCTTGCTCCCCGCACTCCGTTCATTGCAGCTGAAGGCCAGCTTGAGGGGTATGAGAAAGATTGGGAAACGGCCAACAGACGCAACCACTCTGTCCTGATTTATAAACCTACCGACATCAAAGGAACTGCCGTTCCTCCTCCACAGCGAAACGCCTTCGAACCAGCCGTTCAGGCGATCACCCAAGCCCGTATGATGGCGAGCGAAGACATCAAGGCAACTACCGGCATTTATGATGCGTCACTCGGCAACCGAAGCAACGAAACCAGCGGCGTGGCCATCCAGCGCCGGAACGTCCAGGCCCAGACCTCGAACTTCCACTTCATCGACAACCTCACGCGGTCACTTCGCCATGCCGGCCGAATCCTGATTGACCTAATCCCTAAAATTTATGACACCCCGAGAGCTGCCAGAATCGTCGCCGAAGACGGTGAGCAGAAAGTAGTGAAGCTGAATCAGCCATTTGAAGAAAATGGCAAGCGCATGCTCTACGCGCTCGATGCCGGCAAGTACGACGTGACTGTGGATGTTGGCCCAAGCTTCCAGACCAAGCGCCAAGAGGCCGTTGCTTCAATGCTTGAGATGACCAAATCCGTTCCTCAAGTCATGCAGGTGGCCGGTGATTTGCTCGTTAAAAATATGGACTGGCCTGGCGCTCAGGACATCGCAGAGCGCCTCAAGAAAACTCTTCCTCCTGGCCTAATCGACGATCCAAAAGCTCAGGCCCAGCAAATCCCGCCGCAAGTTCAGGCTCAGATGCAGCAAATGAGTCAGATGGTTGAACAGTTAACCGGAAAACTTCACGAATTGAATGAAGAGCGAGAGCAAAAGCTGATTGAGATTGAATCAAAAGAGCGAATCGAGTTCAAAAAACTAGACACTCAGGTCGCAATAAAACTAGCAGAACTTGATGCGAAAGACTCTCACGCATTGCTTGCGCATGAGATCGCGCAGATTCAAGAGCGATTAAAAACTTTGAACATCGGCCAGCCGATCGAGCATGAGGCCGAACCAGAACAACAAGAATATCAAAATTTAAACCCACAGCCTGACGATGGCGGCCAGTCCGCTGGTCATCAGGAGATGGACCAACAGCCTACTGGCGGGCTTCCACCAGGTCAACCCATGCAAGGAAACGAAACATGACAATCCAAGTACGTTCTAACGATCATTTATCAGCTGATTTTAAATTGCCGGTGGATGAACCGAAAGACGAAAAAAAACCCGCGCCGGGAGCTGAAGAAGTTCCAGAGCAAAAAGAGCCATCGGAATCGGAAACCGATGAAACTGAGGAAAAAGAAGCAGGAGACGAGTCTGAAAACGATTCAGAGTTAGATGATGATTCTGAAGAGCCCAAGGATTCGGCGAATGACAAACCCAAAAAAAAAGGTGGATTTCAAAGACGTATTGACAAGTTGAATGCCAGAACTACGGCAGCTCAGCAAGAGGCCGAATATTGGAAGGCGATGGCTCTTAAAAAAGAAGCTGGCGAACCAAAATCGGAAAAAGTCGAACCAAAGAGTGCAGAAGGAAAGCCGAAATCGGAAGACTTTGAATCTCATGCGGAATACGTCGAAGCTCTGACTGATTGGAAAATTGAGCAACGTGAAAAAGCCAAAGAAGTATTGGCTCAAAAATCACAGCTCGAAGCTGATCAAGAAAAAGCTTTGAATTCCCACTATGAACGTGAAGAAGCTTTTGCAGAAAAAAATGAAGATTATCCAGAGGTCGTTGCAGCGCTTTTTAAATCAACTAAAAACGCTTCAGCAGCCCTTCAGGATTTGATCGTTTCTTCTGAAAATAGTCCAGAGATTCTTTACGCACTCGCCAAAGACCCACAGGAATTTAAGAGAATAAACGCTCTTTCTCCAATGGCAATGGCTCGTGAAATTGGAAAAATCGAAGCCAAACTTACTGCCAATTCCTCTGAAGAAAAAAAACAAGAACCAAACAAATTAACCAAAGCGCCAAAACCAATCGAACCGGTTGGGAAAGGCTCCAAGGGTACGGCTGTCAAGTCGATATCTGACGAGAATATTTCCCAAGCCGATTACGAGCGATTGCGGATGGAGCAAATCAAGAAAAGGAGAGCTTCTTAGCTTCTCCGAAAGGATAGAGTAAAATGGCAAATACAATTCTGACCCCAACAGTAATCGCGAAAGAAACGCTCATGGCGTTTAAAAACGCGATGGGTTTCACCAAAGGGGTGAACCGACAGTATAGCGAAGAGTTCGCAATCAAAGGTGCCAAAATCGGCACAAGTGTGACTATCAGAAAACCACCACGCTTCACCGTTTCAACTGGTGCGACATTGGTGAATCAGGACGTGACCGAAGAAAGCGCATCACTGACTCTGAACAATCATAAGCACGTTGCGTTCAAGTTTTCGTCTCAAGAGCTGACACTCTCGATCGATCGTTTTCGTGAGCGTTATCTGGACAATGCTGCTTTGGCACTGGCCAACCAAGTTGACTCTGACGGTTTGCTGATGGCTTATCAAAACACTGCAAACTCTGTCGGAACTCCTGGAACCACGCCTTCAGCACTTCTGACCTATCTCCAAGCTCAGCAAAAACTGAACGAAATGGGATGCGCAGTCGGAAGCAAGCGAACTGTGTTTTTAAACCCAGGCGCCTCGACCTCCATTGTTGACTCTCTGAAATCTCTGTTTCAGTCAGGCGACAAGATCGCTCAGCAATATGAGCAAGGAATGATGGGTGAAGCAGCAGGTGCCAAGTGGAAGATGTCGCAAAACATCTACACTCACACCGTAGGCCCATTGGGCGGAACTCCGCTTGTCAATGGTGCTTCGCAAACCGGCGCATCATTGATCACAGATGGATGGACCGCCGCAGCCGCTTCTCGTTTGAAAAAAGGCGATGTCTTCACAATCGCTGGCGTGAACGCAGTCAACCCAATTACCAAGCAATCAACCGGAGCGCTTCAACAGTTCGTTGTGACTGCTGACGTTTCGTCTGACGGTTCTGGTAACTTGACCGCTGCCATTTACCCTTCAATCGTGACCTCGGGCGCACTTCAAACCGTTACCGCATCACCTGCGGACAACGCTGCTTTGACCATTGTTGGCGCTGCCAACACTGCAACTCCTCAAAACATCCTTTGCGATGAGAACGCTTTTGTTCTCGGCTGCGCTGACCTTGAGCTTCCGCAAGGAGTTCACTTTGCAGCAATCGCCTCTGATCCTGAGAGCGGCCTGTCTGTTCGTATCGTAAGAGCTTACGACATCAGTGCCGATAGCTTCCCTTGCCGACTGGACATCCTGTACGGCTGGGCTGCTGTTCGACCTGAATGGTCTTGCCGTATCCAAGGATAACCGTAACCACACCTGGCAAAAGCGCCGCCCCTGGGTTCTGGGGGCGGCGTAACGCCTAACTGGAGAAAAACAAAATGGAAAATATCGAAAAACAAGAATACCCAAAGTGGATTTACAAAACCAACGAGCTTCCTGTGGTCGTTGAATCCGTCGAGGAAAAAAACAACATGGGCGAAGGCTGGGTTGAAAGCCCTGCCTCAGAAGTTGAGCAAGGAGAGGTATAACAATGGAAAATTATCCAAAGTGGCTTTATCACGCAAAAAAAGAGCCAGTAATTGTACAAAGCGCTGAAGAGCAAAAATCACTGGGAAAAGGTTGGGAAGAAGCCCCAATTGAAAAAGAATTAAAAGTAAAAAACGACACTCAGGTGAGTGAAGAATCAAAACCAGTCAAGGAAGATGAATGACGGGCAGAGATTTAGTCACCGCATCACTGCGATTGATCGGAGCCATTGCACCAGGCGACAGTCTGACTGCATCTGAGGCCATTGATGGCCTCGCTTCGGTTAATCGGATGATCGACTCTTGGAGTAATGATTCGCTGCTGATTTTTGACAATATTCGTGAAGAGTTCAGTCTGACGCCGGGAACTCAGTCTTACACCATAGGCTCTGGTGGTGCATTCAATACTGTCAGACCATTAAAAATTGAAGAAGCGTTGATCAAAGTTGAAACCACCACTCCATCAGTCGAGTACCCAGTTAAAATCATGTCATTGAGTGAATGGTCTTCTATTTTTCAGAAGGGAATTTCTTCAAATATCCCGACCGCTATTTATACCGAAGGCTCTTACCCTCTGGATGTTATCAATATTTATCCAATGCCGAGTGCCGCTTGTAAGTTGGTGCTTTTCAGCATGAAGCAACTTACATCCATTGCCACATTGGACACTTCGCTTTCTCTTCCTCCTGGCTACGAAAGGGCGCTGGTCTATAACAGCGCAATCGAACTTGCTCCTGAATACGGTAAAACGCCAAGTGAACTTATTTTTAATACCGCAAATGAAAGCAAAGCTGCAATCAAGAGGGTCAATTATAAGCCGGGCTATTTAAGATCAGACGCAGCTCTGGTGGCTGGAGGTCGTTACAACATCTACACGGGGGATTATAAGTGATTACTAGACTCCCGGGATTCATAGGTCCGAGCTATACGCTTCAGTCAGTCAATGTGGACTGTCAGCGTACGGGCAATATGTTTCCAGAAATCAATGCACTTGGAACAGGTAAAGAACGAGAAGTCGCAGCTCTCGTCCCAACCCCAGGCCTTTTGCCTTTGCTCACCCTCGCCGCAGGACCTACCCGGGGATGCTGGACTGATTCAAAGAATGGTGAGATTTATTGGGTTGCGTCTTCAAAACTTTATAAGATTTCATCCAGCTGGGTCGCCACTCAAATTGGTTCATTGAACACTGACAGCGGATACGTTTCAATGGCTGATAACGGCCTGCAACTTGTGATCGTAGACGGAACCTACGGGTACGTCTGGACAATTGCAACCAACACTTTTTCAGTCATCACAGACCCAGACTTCCCGGGCGCTGATCAAGTTACTTTTCAAGATGGGTATTTCATATTCAATAAGCCTAATTCTGGCCAATTCTTCATTTCATCGATCAATGGAGTGGATTTCGACGCTCTCGACATCGCCACAGCTGAGGGAAGCCCGGACAATACCGTGGGAGTCATCAGCAACAATCAAAACGTGCTTATTTTCGGTCAAAAAAGTACCGAGGTCTATTACAACAGCGGGGACGCTGATTTTCCTTTTGCCAGGATTCAAGGTGCTGTGATCGACGTAGGATGTTCGGCACCCTTCTCGATTGCCAAGGTCGTAGGTTCTACTTACTGGATCGGCGGGGATTTGAATGGATCAGGCATCGTTTACCGCATGCAGGGCTATCAAGCCCAGCGGATCAGCACGCCATCAATTGAGGCCGTGATTCGCAGCCTAACCTCAACTCAAATTGCATTGGCCCGGGCCCATACCTACCAACAAGGCGGGCATCTTTTCTACTGCCTGAACCTCCCCGGCACCAAATCAACATGGGTTTACGATGCGTCTACCGAGTTTTGGCATGAAAGAACCTACTTAAATCTTTGGTCTCAAGAGAGACACCGCGCCGAATGCCACACGGTTGCTTACGGAAAAAATGTGGTCGGAGACTACCAAAACGGCAAAATATACGCACTTGATCAAGATACCAATACCGATGCCGGCACACCGATTGCCAGAATCAGAGCGGCCCCACACATTTCCAAAGATGGAAAATTTGTCAGACACAACTCATTCCAGCTTGATATGGAAACAGGCGTCGGAACCGATGGAACAAATCAAGGGAATAACCCTCAAGCAATTCTCAGATGGTCTGATGACGGTGGTCACACTTGGTCGAATGAGCGATTTGCCGATATTGGAAAAATTGGGAAAACGAAAACAAGAGCCATTTGGAGAAGGCTTGGTTCTTCTCGAGATCGAGTTTACGAGGTCAAGGTTACTGACCCAGTAAAAGTCGTGTTTATCGGTGCATGGCTTGATCTTGAGGAGGGTGCGGCATGAGCAGCCAGCTTCCTCCCGTCCCTCACATGATTCCGATGTACGACATCGGCGGTTATTTAAATCCGGTCTGGGCCGATTGGTTTCAGAAAGTGTTCTTGCGCGTTGGTGGGACTACGGCCGAAACAAATGATGAGCTTTTCACGATCGGGTCTGAGCGCCTAGCTGATGGATCCATCACAGAGGCAAAACTTTCCGCTTCGGTTGCAGGACAAGGCTTAACCGGCGGTGCTGGCGTCCCTCTCGCGGTGAATCCTGATGGAACCACGCTTGAAAACAATTCCGACCAGGTGCGCATCAAAGACTTAGGGGTTTCGACTGCCAAGCTCGCAGATGGTGCGGTCAGCTTCCTAAAGCAGCTTGCCACCGACTGGACTAAAAGCTTGGCAGTCAGTGGATACCAGAAACTTCCCAGCGGCCTCTACGTCCAGTGGGGCGTGACTGCAAGTCTTGCGTCTGGCTCTACCACCACAATCACTTTCCCCACTGCATTCCCGAGCGGTTGCCTTCAGGCATTCCCACTCGTTCGGGATAACAGCGCGGTCGCTACCACATCGACCGGCCAGCCTGGTTCAGGAAACTACTCGACCACTGGCTTTGATCTCTACAACAGAACCAGCGTGGCTCTTGTCTTCAATTGGATGGCGGTGGGGTACTAATGAGCAATCAAGAATTGGTCGAAGCACTGGAAAACGAAGTGGATAAAAAAGCGGAACAGGCAAAACTGCGAGGCAAAATCTTAGACCTTGAGGCTGCGATGTTGGCCCAGCCTGAAAACCTCATCCACATTGAGCCCGTACACTACTTTGCAAACAATCTTTACGCTCGGGAGATCACCATTCCAAAAGACGTAACCTTGACCGGCCACATTCACAAAACAGAGCATTTTTGTGTTTTAAGCAAAGGCGAAGTATCAGTTTACACCGAAGACGGTATCAAACGGCTTAAAGCATCCTCTGTGGTTCATTCGCTCCCAGGAACCAAGCGTGTTCTCTACGCGCACGAGGAATCGGTATGGATCAACTTCCATCACAATCCCACCAACGAAAATGATCCTGAAAAAATGGAAGAAATTTTCACGGTAAAAAACTTTGAAGAACTCGAAAACTTTGAACTGAAAAAAATTGAGGGAGGAAAATAATATGGCTTTTGTAGCAGCAGCGGCAATTGGAGCTGGAGCAGGTCTTGGTGGTGCGTGGCTTCAATCACAAGCTGCAAAAGATGCGGCAAACACTCAGGCGGCTGCGGCTGACAGAGCAAATCAAATGCAGTGGAATATGTACCAGCAACAAAGATCAGACAATGAGCCTTGGCGCTTGGCCGGGGGTCGCGCTCTAGCTGGTATGGAAGACTCTGATTTTCAGCGAGATTTCCAGCTTGGAGATTTTCAAAAAGACCCAGGCTACGAATTCAGAATGCAGGAGGGTCAGAAGGCACTTGAACGTTCGGCGGCAGCTCGCGGTGGGTTGATGAGCGGTGGTTTCGGGAAGGCTCTTTCTCGCTACGGCCAGGACTACGCATCGAACGAATATGGCAATGCCTATAATCGATTCAATGCTGACAGAGATCGTCGTTTCAATCGACTCTCTGCTATCGCAGGAACCGGTCAGACAGCCAACGGTCAAAATGGAGCTGCCGGGCAGAATTATGCGAATCAGGTTGGAAGTAATTATACAAATCTTGCCAATGCTCAAGGCGCTTCTAGTATCGCACAAGGTAACGCTTGGGGTGGTGCATTAAATAACGCCGGAAACAATTGGATGCAGCTATCAATGTTCAACAGAGCTTATCCAGAAAAAACACCAACAACAACAAAAACTGGTTGATGGGAGAAAACAAATGAGTATAGATGCAGGAATTTACCAAAACATTAAGCAATTCCAACAGCCAGACCTACTGGAATCGGCAAGTCGTGCCGCACAGCTGAGTCAGTATGCCAGGCAGAACCGTAAGTTAGATCAGGAAGAAGAAAGACAGAAGGCGATCAAAGATGTTTTGGCTAAAAACATTGGTGAAGACGGAATGGTATCAACGAGCGGTTTGAGTCAGTATGCAAAACTTGATCCAATTGCTGCAATGGAGTACCAAAAAAACCAACTTGGTTTGCAGACTTCCAAACTTGACGCACAAGAGAAAATCCACGCAGCGGCCGGTCCAGGATTTGATTATTTAGCTAGTCTTCCAAAAGAACAGCGCGCAGCGGCTTATCCAACTGTTTATCAAGATTGGAAAAATAAAGGTCTACCAACGGATAAAATCCCAACTCCTGACCAATACGATGAAATGTGGTTTCAGCCTGCTTATCGGCAATTTTCAAGTTCTGTTGCCGGGTTGAAAATGCAAAAAGATAAACTTGGAATTGATAAAGATAAGTCTGATCTAAGGAAATCTGAAGCAGACACCGCAAAATCTTGGGCCGAAGTAGGAAAAATTAAAAATGAAAATAAAGAAGGAAAAGTTCCGAATAAAGACCAGTTCCAGGCTGCAACTTTTGGAACAAGAGCCGCGCAGGCCGAGGATGTTTTTTCTCAGCTTGCTCAAAAAGGCTTTGATCCTACAACCACCGGAAACAGCATAAGACGAAACTTTCCCGGTTGGCTTGAGGGCAATAAAGGTGGAGACATTAAGAGTTTAGAACAAGCGCAAAGAAATTTTGTGAATGCAATATTGCGTCGTGAGTCTGGAGCTGCGATCTCTGAGAGTGAGTTCGATAATGCAAGATCACAATACTTCCCAAGTTATGGTGATACGCCTGAAGTTCTTCAGCAAAAAGAACAAAACAGAAAGACCGCCATTGCAGCTTTGAATGCAGAGGGCGCTCCGGCCATGTCCAGACTTGCAAAAAGCATGAATGGTATGGCTGTTGCCTCTTCAATTCCAAAAAATAACACCAAAAATCAAAATATTGCAGGAGGGCAAGAGGTCGTTGCATCAGAGATGCCTAAACATGGGACCGTAGAAGATGGTTACATTTTCATGGGCGGCGATCCTGCAAATCCTAAGAGCTGGATGAGGGTTAAATAATGTCTGGACCATGGGAAAAGTACGCACAAGCACAACCCTCTCAATCCAACGATGGCCCTTGGTCAAAGTATCAAAAGCCAAGTGGTCCTTCAGAAAGTGAAAGCGGGATTCGTGGCGCGATTTCTGGTTTTACGGCATCGATGGATGATGAAATAACCGGTGGACTGGGCGCGGTTGGTCGGGTTTTTGGAGTAAAAAACCTTGGCTCCGCAAAACCATTTGACCCAAACAGCCATTATGAAATTGCAAGTGAACCGCTCAGTGTCGATGAAATCGTAAAAGCGTATCGAGAAAACCGTGATGCGATCCGTGACGAACAAAAGTTAGACATGGCGACAAATCCGAAGGCCACGATCGCCGGAAATCTTGCTGGAGCCATCGTTAGCCCGGTTGGAAAATTAAAGGCTGCCAAAGGTGCAAATGCTCTGACTACGGCCATGAAAACAGGAGCGGTACAAGGTGCGGCTTACGGCGCCGGCGCGTCTGATTCTGATTTGACGAAAGGTGAAGTTGGCCAGTTTGCAAAAGATACTGCAATGGGTGCAGGGGTTGGCGCAGCAATACCACCATCAATTAAGGTCGCTGGTGCTTCTCTTAATGCAGGAGCCAATGCTGCTAAATGGGCTGGAAAAAAGGCTTTTACTGGTGTTTTTGGCGTATCAGAAAGCAACGTAAGTAAATATCTTGCAAATCCTGAGCGAATCAACAATGCGGCATCGCTCGGTGAAATTAAAGACCTTGTAGACGAATCGGTCGGCAAACTTCGCGATGCTGTAGAGCAAGGAAAGGCTACAGAATCAGACGCGAAAGAAGCTCTGAGGACAATAAAAGATCAAGTCACCCGAGGTCTGTCTGATAAAAAAGTCGATGCCAAAGACGCTTTACGCGCATCAGAGTCTTTATTTGAAGGAGCCAGAGAGAGAGTCCTTGCCCCTCTTAAAGCCAAATTGGCGCCAACAGATCGGGCCACTGATGTCGCATCTATGGTTGGCGATCTGAAGCAAAAAGTAATTGATCAGTCTAAACAAGCGCTCAGTTACCTTAAACCTGGTGACAGGGTTGACTTGTCAAAAGTTTATAATTCAATCGATGAGTCATTGGATCGGCTAAAAAGTGCCGGCACCGATGAGGCAGACGCCATAGCTGGAAAGCTTCAGGACTATAAGACCAGGATCATGTCAAAGCACTGGGCGCAAATGGATGCTCAAGAAGCAAAAAAGCTGATTCAAGGCTTGGATGAAATTACTTCCTATAGCCCTATGGCCGGCGCATTTGATCAGGCAAAAAATAAAGCATTTAAAGGAGTCAGATCAGCACTGGATCAGTCTTTAAAAGAAGGTTCGCGCGAATACGAGGCGGCAATGCAGCCAGTAGCAAAAAACGCACAACTTTTGGATGAAGCAAACTCGGCATTTGGATCGCCAGAGGTCGCGGTTGGTAAGCTCGGAAGGCTTAATACACCACGAGGCCAATTTGATCGTGAAACACTCGCCCAACTTGAGCAAGCAACAGGTAAAAATGGTTTAGTTACCAAAGAGGCAGATGCTTACGCAACCGCACAAAGAATTTTAAAAGACCCGCAAGCCGTTCAAAAAATTGAACAAGGATTGCCTGAATATCAAATATACAGAAAGGCAATGGCAGACGTTGCCAAAAGAAACCCTAAGTGGACGAGAGTTCAAATTGAACAGGCCACGGCTGCACAAAGACGAGCCCTTGCCGAAGCAACTGGGAAGAGAATTTTTTCTGAAAAGCAACTGGCTCCATTAAAATCTCTTTCCCCATCCACTACAGAAAACAGAATCACATCAGTCATGCGTGGTGAGGATAAGGGATTCAATAATAGGGAGCTACTTGATCGAATTGGTAAAAACTCAGGAAATGATTTCTTGCAAATGGCGGACGATTTGTCTATCAAAAATTCTTTTGAAAAAGGTGCAACGAACGGCTCAAGAAACACGGTTATGGGTGCAGTTGTTGGATTTATTTTCGGTGGAATTTATGGAGCTGGTGCTGGAGCAACAATTGGTCATACAGTAATCGACCGTTACGGCCCTAAAGTCGGCAAGTCGATTCTTGATGGCATTATAAAAATTAAAAATAACCCAAGCATTCAGACGATACGTTCACTTTCATTGCCTGAAGGGGTGAAAAGCGATCTTGAGCGAGAGTTTATGGTTTACATGCAGATGAAAGATTCACCCGCTCCCATGCGCCAAGTGGCTGGATCGAATTCAGAACCTAAAGGTGAATCCCTGTGGATTCAAAACGGAGCAGACAAGCTCGGCATCGATCCCAACACCATAACTTCAAAAGAAGGCCGAAGTCTGCTGATCGAAGCCTCAGACCTTCCCGCGAACAGCAAAAAACTTCAAACGATTAAAACCAAACTACAGGGGTTAAAATAATGTCAACAAATATTGCACCAGTTTTAAAACAAAGGTACTTTGACACTAACGGGAATCCATTGGCCGGTGGAAAGCTTTATAGCTACCAGGCCGGGACCACAGTACCGCAAGCGACCTACACTGATTCAAGCGCAGCGACTCCAAATGCTAATCCTATCATTCTGGATGCCAATGGAGAGGCGAACGTCTGGTTAAACGTCGCTTTTTCTTACAAATTTGTTTTGAAGGACTCAAGCGATGTCACCCAGTGGACGGTCGATAATGTGATTGGTCTTGCCGCAAACGATGCGATCCCGACCGCGGCGCTTCAGGATTTATCAGTTACCACTGCAAAACTCGCTGATGACTCAGTCACGGCCGCTAAACTGGTAGATGACGCCAGCATCGA